ACGTTTGCAGATGGTTTTTGTCCAGACTGCTGGTAGTGGTACTATAGATGAGTTTAGTGGTCACCTCGCTGGGATTAGTAAAGTTTTCTATCCAATGGTTGATGGCTTCACAAGTGGTGATGCTCTTGGTTCTGTCAAAGGCACCGCCACCTGGGGGCTTGAAGCAAACGTTAATATTCCAGAGATTGATATCAAGGTAGACTCTGTTGCCGTTACAGCTATCACTAAGAAGCTCAAAGCAAAATGGTCTCCTGAGTTGGCTCAAGACTTGAATGCTTATCACAACCTTGATGCCGAAGTCGAGTTAACAAGCATCTTGTCCGAGCAAGTTGCGCTTGAAATTGATCAGGAAATTCTTGAAGATCTTGTTAAGGGTGCTACAGCCGGAACATTGTTTTGGTCTCGCAGTCCAGGCAAGTTTTTAAATCGTGAAACTGGTGCTGTTATTAATGGCACTACATATCCTGATTTTACAGGTACAGTTTCTGAGTGGTATGAAACACTTCTTGAGACAGTTAATGAAGTAAGTGCTCGCATTCATCGTAAGACGTTGCGTGGCGGAGCTAACTTCCTTGTCTGCTCTCCTGAAGTAGCTAACATTCTCGAATTTACTGCTGGTTTTAGAGCATCTGCTGCTGTAGATGACGTAACTGGCGGCTCCTGGGGTGTCAGCCAAGTTGGTTCGATTAGTCGCAAGATGGATATCTATGTCGATCCTTACTTCACAAGGAACCTTCTTTTGGTTGGACGAAAAGGAACTAGCTTCCTTGAGAGCGAGTATGTTTATGCCCCTTATGTCCCACTGCAAGTCACACCCACCATCTTTGGTACAGAAGATTTTGTACCACGCAAGGGAGTAATGACCCGTTACGCCAAGAAGATGGTTAGACCAGATATGTATGGACTTGTGATCTGTACAGACTTGGTTGCTGACGTAGCTGGTTACTAATTCACTCTATTGAGTTGAATAAAAACTAGGAGAACCCCGTCCTTGAGGCGGGGTTTTCTTATTTGAGGATAAAATAGGGAAGACTAAAACTATTTATACAATAAGCGAGGACCAATAATGCCTACAAACCTTCAACCAGTAAGTACAGTAAGTGCTGTTGTATTACCAGCAACAGGAACCTTAACCGATGTTATAAGTTCTCTATCATACGGAATCTACAATACGTCAGCTTTTATAAGTGGTGCTGTTGATCAAGTAGCCTATACCTACAACAAGCTTGGTGGAAGAGTTTTAGACCTTGAAATAACCCCCGCTATTGTGTATAATGCTTATGAAGAAGCGTGCTTAGAATACTCGTACCTAGTAAACACTCATCAGGCTAAAAATGTTTTATCGGATATGCTTGGTAACACAACAGGCTCTTTTGATGAGGACGGCGAGTTTACTGAATATTCAGGCTCAGGAGGGATAACCACCAAACCAAACCTTAAGTTCCCCCGTTTTCAACTTGGGTATGCTACTCACGTTGGTCGAGGTGTAAGCCTCCACGCTGGAGTTGGAGCCTCTCAAACAATATATTCTGCATCGTTTGACGCAATTCAAAACCAACAGGATTATGATTTGCAAGATATTATTTATAGTGCGTCCCTAGTGGCAGGAACCCCATTTACTAATAGTGTGGGTCAGAACGCTATCACCATTCAAAGGGTATTCTATAAAACTCCACAGTCAATGTGGAACTTTTTTGGGGGCTATGCAATCGGCGCAGTAGGTAATCTATCTACATATGGGATGTATGCTGACGATAGCCAATTTCAGCTAGTCCCAGCCTGGCAAAATGTTTTACAGGCTTATGCTTTCGAAGAAGATTTAAATGTTAGAGCTTCTCACTACTCATTTCGGATCAATAATAATAAACTAAGAATTTTTCCAACTCCTTCTGCGATTAACCCCGCAAAGTTCTGGGTAGAATTTAGAGTGGCAGAGGATGCATTTCAGGAAGATCCAACAAGAAAATATGGAGCGGATGGTGTAAGCAATATGAACACGCTTCCATTTCCTAATGTTCCTTACAAATTTATTAACAGTATTGGTAAGCAATGGATTCGCCGCTTTGCCCTGTCTCTTGCAAAAGAAACTCTGGGACAGGTCAGATCTAAACTCGCCTCCATTCCAATCCCAGGAAACGAAGTGACGCTCAACGGACCAGCTTTGGTTTCTGAGGCAAAAGATGAGCAAAACGCTTTGAGAGACGAACTTAAGACAGTTCTTGATGAGATGGCTTACGGTGCATTGGCAGAGGGAGATGCTCAAATGATGAACAACCTTCAAGAAGTCGTTGGGAAAATCCCAATGGGCATCTATGTGGGTTAAGTAGATGTCTCAGAACAGATGGACACAGCCTACTAATCCGCCACCTCCCTTGTTCGTAGGGAAGGCAGAGAGAGATTTTGTAAAACAGATTAATGATGAGGTCATTGAGCACGTTGTCGGGCAACAAGTTTTATATTTTCCACTTGATATAAAAACAACAAACTACAACGATCTTTATGGAGAGGCAATAGAAAAAACTTTTCTACCTCCAATCAGAGTTTATTCACTTGTAACATACGAGGGATCTGAACGAACTCAAACAGAGTTTGGATTTGACAGTCTTTTTAGTATTACCGTAAACTTTCATAAAAGAAGGCTTGTAGAGGACCAAAACTTGTTTGTGCGACCTGGTGATTTTGTTCAATATGATGCACAGTATTTTGAGATAGTAGATGTGTTTGAAGATTCTCGATACCTTTTTGGTCAAGATGCAGATTTTGCAGATGGTCAAGCTATGGCTGTCCAGGCAACTTGCCGTCAGGCTAGAAAAGGTTTGTTTAATCCTGGAAAAAGAATATAGGAAACTGAATTATGCCTAAGAGGACCGAGTTAAATCAAGAATTGGACGCAAGATACGGTTTCCGCCCCTCTACTATAGAGGACATCGACCGTGCGCTTTTTAACTATGTAAACGACGATGTAAATGTGTTTTGCAACACAAATGAGGGCTTCAAGAAAGTTCCTGTTTTGTTTGCTTCGCCTGAAAGAGCGTTTTCGATCAAAGATGACCCTGAACTAAGAAAAAATGGCAGGACCCTGGAGTATCCTCTTATATCTATTGTTAGAGGACAAATGATTAACAATCCTGCCAACAAGGGCAAGTACGGTGTGTATATTCCTCCTTACTTTGGGTTTTATAAAAAAGGTGGAGCAATTCCTATCGCTCGCAGGGTGAACCAAGATAAGTCAAGACTGCGTGCCAATGCTACGGCAGAAAAAACATTCAAACAAGACACGTTTCCTTTTGACAATGAAAGGGTAGTTTACGATACTTTGTATGTTCCAATGCCAACATACGTTGAGGTCACCTACGAAATTAAGATGATTGCTGAATTCCAACAGCAGATGAATGAAATAATTTCAGCCTTTATGGGAAGATTCTCGACCCCTGTAGCTTTCAAGATACAGCACGAAGGTAATGTTTATGAGGCTTTCGGCGATGAGACCTTTACTAACGATGGAAACAACTCAGGACTAGGGACTGATGAACGCATATTTAAGTCTACCACTACAATTACTGTCTTGGGGTATATTTTAGGAGCCGATAAGAACGAAGATGTACCTGCTGTTGTTGTTCGAGAATCGGCTGCTGAGGTTACAATTGGCCGTGAAAGAACTGTGCTTGGCGACGAGCCTGAGTTCCATGCGGGCAGAAAAGATAAATACAGAAGATAATGAACCCGGCGTTTCGAATACCGCCCTACTATTTATTATTGGTATTTAGTGTAAATTGCTAGATACCTTACTATACGATTAAGACCGAGGAGAATACATTTCGATGGCTAATAACTCCACTAAAAAGTTTAAGTTTATTTCACCAGGAGTATTTGTTGATGAGATAGATCAATCACAACTCCCAGCCACCCCAACAGAGGTTGGACCAGTAGTTATTGGTCGTTCCCGCAAGGGACCAGCTAATAAAGCTATTTCGGTGAATTCCTATTCTGAATTTGTTCAGACTTTTGGTAATCCTGTCCCTGGAAACGAAGGTGGCGATATTTGGCGTGAGGGCAATAACACTGCTCCTACCTACGCACCCTTTGCTGCTAAGGCTTGGCTCCGAAATAACTCTCCGTTGACTTTTGTGCGAGTTCTTGGTC